ATGCAAAAAAGACACATTATACCATCTAAGCGATGTCTTGAGGCAGCAACAAAGTGGCATAAAAGTGAAGAAGGCTCTAAATGGCATGAAGAACATTACGAAAATACAAAAGAAGCCCTTCATTCAAAAGAGCAAAGACAGTGTGCAAATTGCGGAACACTGTGCGAATCAACAAGAAAAAATGTCAATGCCTTTTGTTCAAATAAATGCAAAACACAATGGCGAAAAAAATCAGGAATTGATGATATTGAAAGAGAATGTGTCATATGTTCCAATACATTTACAGTCAATAAATACGCAACCAGACAAACCTGTTCAAGTGAATGCTCATCAAAATTACGTTCTCAAAATAACAGAAATCAATTTTCTTGAACAAAAACAAGATGTGTATTGTTTGGAGGTTCCTGAGTATCATACTTTTGCATTAAAAAACGGGGCTGTGGTGAGTAATTGTATGGATTCTTTGAGATATTTATTAGCTCGTAAATTAGTAACACTGAAACAACGTTCAGTGAAAAATTAAAAGGAGATAAAAATGGCAATATCAATGGACGCACAAGAGAAAAAGTGGCAGAGAGAAAGTGATGCGCACACATTAGCACAGGCTGAAGAAATTAAATCAGACAAAGGTCGTCTCACAGGGGCCAAAAAAGAAGCCAAGGTCATGGTAAAACAAACAAACAAAAGAGCTGCCGCAATGAAAAAAGTTGCCGGTACCAAAGCATCTACTTCTAAACCTGTTCCGAAGAAAGCAGCGTCAGCAAAGAAATCTGCACCCAAAAGAAAGAAATGAAAAAGCAAAAGAAAAATACTGGATATGATGCATTATCCAGGATGAGTGGTCTATCTAAAGATGTCATAAAAGACATTGCAAAGGATGTTAAGAAGAATCAGGAACTGTTAAATTCTTGTTCCTATCACATCTTTGAACAAATTGATGATCCTCATATGAGTAGAAGATTCATTTGCACGAATTGTCAAGGAGTTGTTGGAATAATACAGAAGACTTGGTACGAGAAAGGAATTGAACATTGTCAAAAACGAACTGAAGTGGAGGAAATATGAAAGTTTATTTTTACTGTGGAACAAAGAAAACTACTAAATAAACAATATCGCAAAAGGAGCTATTATGGCAAAGAAAAAAGAAAAATCAAAGGAAAGTGTAGCTTCTTTGGGAGCAGTGGATACAATTCATCCAGACTATGAGAAGGTAAAAGTTTCATGGGAAAGAGTTCGAGATTGCATGGATGGAGAAGCTGTTATAAAAAACAAAACAGAAAAATATCTTCCACGTCCTTCTGGTATGACTGGTGAACGTGCGACAGCATATGACGGATATCTTGAAAGGGCTCATTTTCCTTTAGTTACCGCATATGCTCTTTCTGGCGCATTGGGCATTGTTATTACCAAATTACCTGAATTTAATGTACCCAAACAACTTGAATACATTCTTAAAACAGCTACCAAAGACGGCAGATCATTGAATCAGCTTTTTCTTGACATGATCATTGAAGTATTTCAGACTGGTCGTTGTCCTTTGCTGGTAGACGTAGTTGCCTCAAAAAATGAAATGCGATTTGTTGATTATAAAGCTGAAGAATTTATTAATTGGAAAACTCCTTTAATAGATGAAGAAAAAAGTTTAACTCTTGGCGTTTTAAAAGAAACTCGACCAGATTCTGATGATATCTTTTCTCATGATACCAAAGACGTTTATCGTGTTCTGCAATTAGATGCCACTGGCAAATACATTACTGCTTTATATCAAGCAGACGGTATGCAGGTTACAGATACGCATGTTACTCCGGTTTTGTTAGGAAAAACTCTTGACAGAATACCTCTCTTTCTTGCAGGATCAATTAACAATTCTTTTGACACGCAACCAATTCCTTTGATTCCAGTTGCCAATTGCTCTGTTCAGATTTATAGAAAAGAAGCTGATTTGGCAAACTCTGAATACCTTTCTTGCAATCCCACTTTGTGTATTGTGGGCGCAACCAATGATGAAAATCTTCCGAATGTAGTAGGTTCTTCTGTAATGATAGTGCTTCCAGATCCACAAGCCCGTGTTTTTTACACAGAAACTGACACCGCCGCTCTAACTCATGTAAAATCACACATCACAGATCTCTATGAAGAAGCTATACGTCACGGGGTTGCTGTCTTAGATGCACGTAAAGGAGTTGAAGCTGCTGAGTCATTAAGAATCAGACAATCAACACAGAGCGCATCAATTTACTCTGTTTTTCTTGCGGCTATGAATGCAATTAAGCAGGGACTTGAAGCGATGTGTGATTGGGGCGGATATAACAAGGATGATGTTATCATTGATGCTCCTTCTTCACTTACTCAGGGTATTCCTGATTCTTCCATTCTAAAACAGATTATGGAAGGTTACACCACAGGTATTGTGCCTTTGGAAGTTATACACAGATATCTTGTTTATTCTGGATTACTGGATCAAATAGTTGGTTATGAAGATTATGTTATAATGCTTAAAAATGATCCAATTAATTTGGAAAAATCAGAAGGTGAACTTTCTTTAAAAGATAAGGATGGTAATATTATCGGAAAAAAGGAAGATGAAGAAGATATAGATTTTGAAGGTACAGTCAAAGACAAAAGTATTAAATATTCTGAATCCAATGAGGGTGCAGGAGAAAAATAAAGCGAGAACTTGAGGTTCTCAAAACTTGGAACTTGAGGTTCCTAAAACTTTAGGAGAAAAGAAAATGCCAAAATTTGATTTCATTGAGGATGCGGACTTGAGAGAAAAAGCTGAGAACGCACACAAGATCGACGTTGATCAGCTTACCATTGATTTAACCAATGCTGCCAAGACACAGGTAGATGAAGCTGTTGGTGGTTTGAAAACCAAAAATTCAGAACTTCTGGATGAAAAGAAAGCCCAGGATGCAAAACTGAAATTGTTTGAAGGTTATGATCCCAAAGATCTCAAGACAGCAACAGACTTTTATGCCAAGAATAAGGATGCAGAGTTCTTGAAAGATGGCACTGTGGAAGAATTGATAGAAAAGAAAACCTCACAATTGACCTCTGATTTTGAAACCAAGATCACTGAACTCAATACCAATCTTACCGAAGCTCAGACTGGTAAATCCACATACAAAAATCTTTTTGAAGGTAAGACAATTGATGACGGCGTTCGTGCAGAAGCAATCAAGGCAGGTATGTTGCCAACAGCGGTTGAAGATGCTGTTATGCGTGGAAGAAGTGTTTTTTCCTTAGATGACAACAAACAGATTGAAGCCCGTGACAAAGACGGTAAACTTGCTCAGACTGAAGATAAAAAAGTTCTCACTACCAAGAACTGGGTCGAAGGTTTAAAAACCACTTCCCCTCATTACTGGCCAGGATCTCAGGGTGCTGGAGCATTTGGTGGCGACGGAGGACCAGAAGGTGATCGCATGGAAAAATTGGATGCTGCCGCTAAGTCCGGTGATGTTGCCGCATATCGTAAAATTAGAGATGCTAAAAAGAAAAAATAAGCAAACTTGACATCCTAAATTTAATTATTTAGAATGTACAAAATAGTATAAATTAAAGGTATCCTTGGGAAAACATATTAAGATTTTTAGTAATGTTTTCCCGCCCTTTTTCGTAATTATTACTTTTTAAATAGGAGTAAAATCAATGATAGAACTTGCAGATCGTAATGATCGAGAAAAATATTACAAAGGACATTATGGAATAACTGGCACTTTTGCTCAAAAAATCAAAGAGATCGCTGCCTCTCATAATTTATCGTATTCTGATGGATTGATAGTAGTTGATTCCTCAGCAGGTGAAGTTGTTATCACCCTTCCTCTTATAGCAAGGATGAAAGTGGTGGATGAATACAGACATATTTTTCCTATCATGCATGTAGGTGGGGGCAATAATGTAAAAATACAATTGTCTGGTAGTGAAACATTTGCCAATGGAGCTACCTTCTTTAATCTGGGAAAAGGCTTCTTCTGTTTTGATTTTTACGTAATCAGATCTGCTAATCTTTCTCAATACGGTCTTTATAGCCCTTTGATTATTCAGGCTGCTCATACTTATGCCGGAACTTTTGATACTGCAAGTTTTAGCACAATTGCCATTGCGCCTCTTACTACAGTAAAGAACAACGATCAAACTGAAATTTTGTTACTTCAAGGATTGTCAAATGGTGTTATTGCTTCTGCTATTACAAGCGATGCCGGAGCCGCAACTATTTTTACTGATGTTGCTCATGGTTTGGTCACTGGCGACGTTATCACAATTGCAGGCACAACCAGTTACAATGACGAGTATGTGGTGGCTGTTCTTACTGAGGATACATTTTCCATTGAGGAAGCTTTTGTTGCTGATGAATCAGGCACTTGGATTCGTTCTGCAAGATGTACTGTTCTTCTTACTGGAAGATACAAAGTAGGGTATCATCTTACTATGGTATCCACAGGCGGAGCTGCGTGGATAGGTGAAGGTGCTATTCATAAGAATGGAACTGTAATCGCTGACACTACTGTGACCAAAAGTGGTATCGTGTCTGGAACAGAAACTATTGTTCTGCCTCTTATAGATGTTGAACTTGTTTCCGGAGATTATATTGATCTCCGTGTAGTCAATACCACTTTGACAGGAGCATTAACTCTCGCTTTGTTGTCTGTTGAAAAAATTATTTAAACCAATAAAAAGTGCTTGACATATTGAATATTATGATTTAATGTGGAATATAATAATATAGTGTTTCTGGGAAACACTGTCAGTTTTAAGCCTTGGGGGCGAAAAACACATAGTTTTTTGTCCCTTTTTCTTTTAAGAAGGGACGCAACTTAATTCTTAAAGGAGAAAATACAATGGCAAATATTTGGGAACATCCAGACGTAATCGCAATGGAAGCACTGACACATCTTGAGGACGCACTTGTAATCGCCCCTCTCTGTGCAAAAGACAAAACGTCCGATTTTACCAGTAAATCAAATGGCTGGAAAGTCGGTGATACTGTTTCTTTCAGAACCCACGGTGAGTATGAGGTTGATGAATTTACAACCGCAATCTCTACCCAGTCCATCAGCACATCCACCCGCCCCATGAAGATCGAAAAACATTTCGATATTTCAGTTGAAATCACCGCAAGAGAACAGGCTCTTGAGCTTGATTCCTTCATTGATCAGGTTATCCGTCCTGCCACGTACAAACTGGCAGAAAAGGTTGATACCTATGTAGGAACAAAAATTCTCCAGGCTGCTGGTGCGTATTACAGTACAGGTCTTTATGAAACTGCGGCAGATATTGCATTGGCCAGAAAGACTGCCATTTTGCAGCAGTTGTCCATGAATCGTTTCTGTCTGGTCGATCTTGACCTTGAAGCGACTCTTCTGGGTCAGACCTGGTTTAACCAGTCTCAGACTCGTGGCAATGACGGTGAGACTACTCTCCGTAATGCTGATATGGGTCGTGTAATGGGAATGGATTTCTTTTCTTCCATCGCCTATCCGACTGAAGCTTCTGCATATACAGTTGGTACTTTTGTAACCACCACTGATAATGCGTCTGGAACAAAGAACCTTATTGGCGATGAGATCCTTACTGTTGATGTTATTGTTACGGCATTGACCCTTGTTGCGGGTGACAGAATTGTAATTGCTGGTGTAAGGCGTCCATTGGTTGTTAAAACAGCCGTTGCTGATGTTGGTTCTGGTTCTGGCGATTCCACAGTATCAATCGTTCTTGTTGATCCAATCACTGAACTCATTCCCGATGGCGCTGCCGTAACAATTGCCGCATCCGGCAAAGATGTTATGCATCACGGTGCCATTTTTGATGACAGATCTCTGGCCGTTGCCTTCCCCATGCTTGACATTCCGGAAGACAAAACTGCCGCAACTGCCTATAACAATGGTGTAAGTATCCGCATTGTTAAAGGTTACGATCTGTCCTCCAAGAAAACCACCATGTCTCTTGACTTGCTGGCCGGTTCTTTTTGTCTTGATCCAAGACGAATCACTTTGATTGGTGATAAAACCGCCTAATTCATTTTAATCCACGTTCTGATTAAATGAACGAGAAAAGGAGATAATATTATGAAGCTTTACATGGACGGCAAGGTAATGCAAAGCGTGGACAGAGATCAACTTGAGATTTGTCTCGATGCCGGATGGAGCAGAACTGATAAAGTGGCACAGGAAGAGCCTGAGCTTGTGAAAGAGCCTGAGCTTGTGAAAGAGCCTGAGC